TTTGACGAAGATGGCGAGATAGATGACTACGTTCCTAACGATGTAGCAGAGAATAAGGAGTATATGCGTCAGGATTACTACCCTAATTTGATACGCGGTAAGACAAAAAGCTGGATTGACGTATACGTTATGAACAAATTAGGCTCTATCCAAGATGGTAAACCTATCTATCAGATGTTTGCTAGCGATATTCACGTAGCAAAAGAGGAAATACCTATCGCTGCAGGGCTTCCCCTATACATTGGTATAGATTTTGGGCTTACACCTGCTGCTACAATGGGGCAAAAGGTACGTGGTAGGTGGCTAATACAGCAAGAAATCGTTGCATTTGACATGGGTATCGTTAGATTTGCAGAGGTTTTGCGCCAAGAAATAGCTACTAGGTTCTCAACTTGTTCGGAGGTATTTATATATGGCGACCCTGCTGGTGATTTCCGCGCTCAGACTGATGAATCAACGCCCTTTCACATACTGCGTGGTGCTGGTTTGCGTGCTTTTCCTGCTCCGTCTAACTCTGTTGACCTAAGATTAGAGAGTGTTGCATCCCAATTGCAGAAAATGACAGAGGGAAAACCAGCATTTCTTATAGATCCGCGTTGTCAGCAGCTAATAAAAGGCTTTGAAGGTGGGTATCAGTACAGACGCATGGAGGTTTCTGGTGAAAGATACGCGGATAAGCCTGATAAAAATATGTTTTCACACGTACATGATGCGCTACAGTACCAAATGTTAGGTGCTGGTGAGGGCAGAGCCTTAATAAACAACCAAAAGCCAGCGTCTGCAACAGTAGCAAAAGGCAGCTTTAACGTATTTGACAACAGAAAGAAGCCACAGCGTAGACAAGGATTGTGGTCAAGACTCTAAATTGTGCATTGAAAATTATTCTTTTCTGTGCCAACCAATGTAAAACAACTAAGGAGAACAATATGTGTGGTGGTGGTGGCAGAAGTCAGGCAGATACAGATGCTGAAGCTAAAAGAGCAGCAGAAGATCGCATTGCAGCAGAAGATGCAAAGCGTCAAGAAATTGAATCAAAGGCTGAGCAAAAACGTGAAGACATTGGTGAAGCTATAGAAAGTCGCACAGAAAGTAGAGCAGGTGGACGTGGCGGTTCTGGTCGAAGATCTTTATTTAGAGCAGGTGGCGGTGGATATTTAGGTAGATTTGGCTAATGGAAAAAATTGCTAAGCAGTACATACAAAAGTATGAGAAAGCCAAGTCCTTTCGCGAGAACTGGGTTCCGTTGTTTGAGGAGTGCTACGAATATGCGTTGCCTCAACGTGAAAGTTTTTACGCTGAAACTGCTGGGCAAAGACGAGATGACCGTATATTCGACGAGACTGCGGTGGTGGGCGTGCAAGAGTTTGCTAGTCGCCTCCAATCTGGGCTTGTTCCTAATTTTGCTAGGTGGGCTGATCTCATGGCTGGTAGTGAGGTTCCTCCAAATCAGCGTGAATCTGTTGATAACGAGCTTGATGAGGTAACTGAATACGTCTTTGAGATACTACAAAACTCTAATTTTAGCCAAGAAGTACACGAATCGTTTATGGATTTAGCTGTTGGCACTGGTGTTTTGTGCGTAGAAGAAGGCGATGCACTCAATCCTGTTAACTTTTCTGCCATACCATTGCCACATGTGGTGCTAGATACTGGCCCAGATGATAGAATTGACCACGTTTTTCGTGAGCGCAAGGGTGTAAAGTACGATCACCTAGAGATGATGTACCCAAATGGTACATTAGATCCCAAAGTTATGAACTATATGGGGTCAGATAAGACGACAACTGTACTAGAAGTTGTGTGTCGTGATTATTCTACTAAGAATGAGGAAGCATATTTAAGCTATGCGTTCTGTATGACTACAAATACTGTGCTAAATTACAAACAAATGAAGGGTAACGGCTCAAATCCATTCATTTGTTTCCGTTGGTCTAAGTGTGCAGGTGAAGTTTATGGTCGTGGCCCATTAATTAACGCATTATCTGCTATAAAAACTACAAATCTTACCATCGAAATGATACTTGAGAATGCGCAAATGGCTATCTCTGGTGTATACCAAATGGAAGATGATGGCGTAATAAATCCAGACACAATACAGTTAGTCCCAGGATCTATTATACCAAAAGCTATGGGTTCGTCTGGCTTGCAACCAATAAATGCAGCTGGAAACTTTGATGTAGCCCAATTAGTTTTAGGTGATATGCGTCAAAACATAAAACGCGCGTTGTATAACGACATGCTTGGCAATCCAGACAAGACACCTGCGTCAGCTACAGAGGTAGCAGAGCGCATGGCAGACCTTTCTAGGCGTATGGGTGCAGCTTTTGGTAGGTTGCAAGCTGAATTAGTGCAACCTGTACTGCAGCGCGTTATTTACATCCTCAAGAAGCAAGGGCGCATAGATGTACCTACTGTAAATGGGCGTGAAGTTAAGATACGTTCTGTATCTCCGCTTGCACAAGCGCAATCTAACCAAGATATTTCTAGCGTTGGTCGGTTTCTTGAGATGGTCGCTGGTACATTTGGACCAGAGATGTTGCAGCTATTAATTGATGGCGAGCAAACTGCTATACACTTAGCTAAAAAGTTTGGCGTGCCTGAAAGCTTGATTCGTGATGAAGAACAGCGTAAGCAAATAGCTGCAGTAGCGCAACAAATGGCGCAACAGCAAGCGCAACAACAACAGGGTGGTATGAATGAGCAAGGGCAACAAGGTTAATGTTGGAATAGATGGGTATCAAAGGGCAACAAGCCAAGATTTAGAGATAAGTCAAAACATAGCTGAACTATTTAATAGTCCTACTGGGGAAGCTGTAAAAAAATACTTACGTTCTATTACTATTGAAATGGTGCATGGCTCAAATGTAACTGCAGAAGAGTTAAGGCACATTGAAGGGCAGCGTTATATTGTTGCTTTGCTAGAAGCACGTATCAATCATGCACATAGGAGTAATAATAAATGAATGATATACCAGCAGAATCAGAACAGTCTACACATGCAGAAACTACAGAGCGTGACTTTGTAGTTGCAGAAGATGCAGCACCAGAACGACCAGAATGGTTGCCTGAAAAATATAATAGCGGTGAAGATTTAGCCAAAGCGTATAAAGAACTAGAGTCTAAGCTAGGCACAAAGGAAGAAGATCTGCGCGCTAAGTTTCAAGAAGAGTATGATTCTACAAAAAATGCTGATCGACCTGCATCTGCTGGCGAATATGCACTACCAGACTTTGTTGATGATGAAGCTGCTGTAGATAATGAGCTTCTTAAATGGTGGGCTGAACAATCATTTGACAATGGATTTGGTCAAGATAAGTTCGAAAAAGGTATTGAGATGTATCTTCAGACGATGGAGGCATCTGCTCCTGACCTCGACGCTGAAGCTGCAAAGCTGGGGGAAAACTCAGATCAGCGAATAGAAGCGGCATCTATGTTTGCTACTAAGTTTTTCCCCAAAGAATCTATGCCAGCTATTGAACGTATGTTCGAAACGCATGAGGGTATTATAGCTATGGAGGCTATACAAGAAGCTATGAAAGATGGTTCCTTTACTGGAGATGCAACACCTGCGGCTGGCATAAGTGAAGACAGTCTAAAGGAAATGATGCAAGACCCAAGGTACTGGAGTAAAAATGACCCTGCATTTGTTCGGCAAGTAGAGGCTGGCTTTAAGAAACTTTATGGAAGCTAAGATAATAAAGCGTGGTAACTTTTACCTAACACCATTTACTAAAGATCATGTTGAGGAAGTTATATCTAACTTAGCACCAGAAAATGTCAGGGAGATAAATCTCCTTGGCTATTGTAATGTTAGAGAATGCATTGAAGAGATGATGAAATACTCTGATTGCTACTTAGTACGCAAAGAAGGTGAAGTATTTACTGCTATATCTGGGCTTTGGTACGAAGATGGTAGAGAAACACCGCAGTTTTTTGCAATGTTTTCTAAGAATATTAAGAAAAACTTTACATCTATAGCGCGTGGATCACGTATGTTAGTTACATTTTTTGATAGAACACAAGACGAAATGTGTATGCGTATATTGAGCGATCACCAGTTTATGTTGGATTGGGCAGCATGGTTAGGATTTGAAGCAATAGGTGTAACTGAGTTTAATTCTAATCATTATGTTGATTTTGTGCGTTGCATTTCACCACAAAAAAGTGCTTATAGTGAAACATCACGGCCCGTGATGCACTGAAAGGCCCATTTGGATACCCTTGTCGATGTGAAGGAACGGATACCCGAGTAACCGAAACTTTATATTTAGGAAAGAAAAATGGCTAATACAATCGACCAAGCTTTTATTAAGCAGTTCGAAACTGAAGTCCACATGGCGTACCAACGCATGGGTTCTAAGCTTCGCAACACAGTACGTTCAACAAATGTATCTGCATCAGTGGCAAGATTCCAGAAAATCGGAACAGGCACAGCGTCAACCAAAGCGCGTAACGGAGATGTTACAGCAATGGAACTAGCGCACACTAACGTAGAAGTCACAATGGCTGACTACTACGCAGCGGAATACATTGACAAGTTGGACGAATTAAAGATCAACATCAATGAGCGTCAAGTTGTAGCTCAATCTGCTGCTGCGGCATTAGGCCGTAAAACAGATGAGTTAATTACAGCGGCTATGGATGCTGGTGCAAACTCAACGCAAATAGCTGACACAGGTGGCGCATTAGTAAAAGCTGACTTACTAACATTGTTTGAAACAATGGGTACAGCTGACATTCCAGAAGACGGACAGCGTTATATCGCTATGTCACCTGCTGGATACACTGACTTGTTTAACATCAATGAGTTCGCATCAAGTGATTATGTTGGGCCACAAAGCCTACCATTTGCTGGTGGTATGACAATGAAAGAGTTCTTAGGATTTAAGATCTTCTCAACGTCTGCTGTAGCTGGTGGTAAAAACTTTGCTTACCATACATCATCAGTTGGTATCGGTATTAACTCTGATGTTCAAACAGAGCTTAACTATGTACCGCAAAAGGTTGCACACCTAGCAACATCAATGATGTCAATGGGTTCAGTAGTAATCGACAACAATGGCGTTTACGAAGTTCTTGACAACAACTAATATTTTAGGGGGCTTCGGCCCCCTTTAACTCCAATATATAGGTTGAAGAAATGCCAGCAAATACACCAATAAAAGTATGTTCACGCGCTTCCGTCCTTATGGGCGGTTCTCCTATTTCATCCTTTGATGAAGGTACAGCCGAGGCTGATGTAGTTGACGCAATGTACGAAGACATAGCAAGAGCAGCGTTAACAAGCACACGCTGGAGATTTGCAACTAACCAACAAGTATTAAACAGATTAACTGCTGCACCTACAAGCAGGTTTGATGCAGCATATCAAATGCCATCTGATCTTCTCATGCTCAGCGCAGTTACAGTAAACGACGATCCAATTATATATGACATATATGGTGATAAAGTATATTGCGATACATCAACAAATGAGATTGTAGTAGCAGATTATATATATAGAGCTAATGAGGCTTATTGGCCTTCATACTTTACACTTGCTGTAGAGTTTCAAGTAGCAGCAATGCTGTCAATATCTATAGCTAGAGATGCTTCTCTAGGTAGTATGATGGATCAACAAGCTGAAAGACAGATGATAAAAGCTAGACGACTTGACTCGCAACAGCAAACAACGCGCAAGTTAATGACATCAAGGTTTATAGCACAAAGGCGTAGCTAATGCAGAAGGTAAGAATCCCACAGAATAGCTTTCAGTACGGAGAAATAAGTGACAATACTGTAATGAGGACTGATAGTCCTATCTATGCTGCGTCTGCACAAAGCTTAGAGAATATGATTGTATTGCCAGAAGGTGCTGTAAAGAAACGACATGGTGCTAAGTTTCATTACAAAAATACACAAACCAATAAGGAGTTGTACTTAGCTCCATTTATATTTGACGATAACGAAGAGTATATAATTGGTATTGGTGAGGCATACATACTGTGTTGGAGAATTACTGCTAATAATAATTTAAGTTTAGTAGCTACGATTACACAAGACACACAAAGCAATGTGCTGCCGTTTGATAAAGACTACATACATCAATACAATACTGCGCAATATGGTGACGTTATGTTTATATGTCACCCATTGTTTGCACCACGTATGCTTACAAGAACAAGCCTTACAACATTTGAGGTTAGTGTATTTAGCTTTGATACGAGCTATGACAATAAAGATACATACCAACCATATAGTGTTTTTCATAGTGCTAATGTTACATTAACTTCTTTTAATCATGTTGTAGGTACTTTTCCTGTAATAGAAACAAGCTCGGCATATTTTGATACAACAGGTAAACATATTGGAGTAACGCTTAGATATGGGGGTAATGAAATTGAAATAACTGCTGTTGCAAGCTCTACTTCTGCAACTGGTAAAATTATAAAAGAATTATCAACAAGACTTACAGTAACAAATCCTTTGCGCACAAGAGATGGGTCATCTACAATAGAAATTACGCATATTAAACATGGTTTAATAGCTGGAGATACTATTGTATTGTCTGATGCAGTAGCTGTTGGAGGTATAAATGCTTCAAGCATAAACGGAAGCAGAACTGTACAAGATATATTAGATCAAAATACATATACAGTTAATGCAGCAAGCAATGCAAACGCATCAGAAGATGGTGGTGGGTTTGTTAAAGTTGTTTCTAGTGGAGCTACAACAGAATGGGATGAACAATCTTTCTCTGCATTGCGCGGATACCCTGCATCTGTTACGTTCCATGAAAACAGACTATGTTTTGGCGGCACTATAGCTGAACCAGATACAATTTGGATGTCTCAGCTTGGTGAATTTTTTAACTATGATGTTGGAGAAGGTGACGATACTGACGCTATAAACTTGGTTGCGGCTACAGGTGATGTAAATGAAATAAGATATATGAGGTCAAATCGTGACCTACAGATCTTTACGCTATCAGACGAGTTGTATGTACCAACATATCTTAACCAAGCTATTACACCTACAAATGCACAGATAAGAAAGCAAACGCCATTTGGTACTGAGTTTGTATTACCTACGTCTATTGATGGTGCTACTATATTTGTTGAGCGTGGTGGTAGAGCAGTACGCGAATACATATACTCTGATGCAGAAGATGCTTACATATCTACAGGTGTATCTACAGTTGCAAGTCATACAATAGTTAACCCAGTTGATATAGCAGTAGTGCATTCTGGATTTAAAACTCAAGAATCTTATGCAGCTTTAGTTATGGGCAATGGTGACATGGCATTGTTTAGTTCTAACAGGGCGGAAAAACGTGCAGCTTGGACAAGAGTTACAACGCAAGGCGACTTCTTAGCAACTGCGTCTGTAGGTGATAGGTTATTTTATTATGCAAAAGATATAAATAATAACTATGTATTGTCAGAGTTTGTAGACGACATAGGCTTAGATAACTATTTATACGTTGCGTATGGTAGTGGCACAGTAGATGTAAGTAGTTTGTATTCTAGCGGTACAGTAGATGTTATTGGTTACGATGGTACAGATAAGGTTTACTTAGGCGAGTTTACTGTAAGCGGTGGTAATATTACTATGACAGCGCACAGTAGCTATACACATTTCTATGTAGGTAAAAAGTTTACATCTAAAGTAATTACTAATCCTGTAGATACTGTGGCTGCAAATGGGCCAGTTACAGGCGATGTAAGGGGTATAAGTACAGTTGTACTTAATATGAAAGACTCTACATCTGTTAAGGTAAATAACAGGACTATTAATAATATTACTGGATTTACTGGCAACAAAGAGGTTAGGCTTTTAGGATATGGTAGAAATCCACAAGTAACTATAGAACAGGATGACCCTATGCCTATGCAAGTTAATGGCTTAATATCGGAGTTAATTTTATGAGTTGGCAATTAATTGGTGCTGGTATATCAGCAATGGCCTCTTTACAAGCTGGAGCTGCTAGACAAGATGCAGCCAGAATGGATGCATTTAACACTGAAACTGAACGTGAACAAGGCGAAGTGTTGGCGTTGCAACAAGCAGCGCAACGCAGGTATGAATACGATTTAGCAACAGAAGCTAATGTAGCTATGTTCTATGCATCTGGTAGGGACGTTGGGTCAGACAGGTCTGTTGAGGCATTCTTAGCAAAACAAAAAGAAATAGCAGCAACTGATTTAAGCAGAATAGATTATCAAAGACAAACAGAATCTAGCGCAAGAACTAGAGAGGCTATGGCATTAAGGCGTGGGGGTAGAAATGCTAGACGCGCATCATTGTATCAAGCTGCTGGTACTATGGCGCAAGGTATATCTGATTATAAAAAAACCACAACATAGGAATAAAACATGGCTGTTATAAGACAACAAACACAGGTTTTTAATAAGCCAGTTGGCGTGCGTAGAGTAAACACAGGCGAAGCCGAGTTGTGGGAAACTATTAAAAATCAAGCTGACGAGTTTACACGCAGAGCTTACAATGATGCAGCAGAAAATGCACAAAAAGTAGGTGCAGAAATTGCAGAAGGTGTAGAGCTTGAAGGTATAACTACATTAAATCCTATTACTGGCAAGCCAGAAGCTTTTGAAGCACCAGAAGGTATGGGTAAGTTTGCAATAGACGCTTATCAAAAGGTTATAAATGCTAGGTATGAAGATTCTATATCTACTGAAATGGATATTAAAGCTAGAGAACTTGGCGCAAAATATGAGTTTGACCCTAAAGGTTATGAAACTGCTATGTCGCAGTACATACAGTCAATGGCTGAAAATGCTGAAGGACAATACAAACAATACATTACAACTACTGGTACTGAAAAATTAGCATACGAAAAATTAAACGTACAAGACAGAACACGTAAACATTTTAGAAGACTTGAAACAGAAAACATAGCAAAGCAATTAGATCTTGCTAAAAGCCGTGTATATAACGTAGCTCTTAATGGTAACTTTGAAAAAGCAAATAATATTACAGCAAGAGAAATAAAAAGAGCGCATGATGGAATTAATGCAAATTTATTACAAGATGGAGCCGCACTGCAAACTAGCAATTTAATGAACATTGCAACAGGTAAAGGCTTAGTAGAGCATGTAATGAACTTTACTAGCGATTCAGATCAAAGAAATGTTATGAAGTTATATTTATCTACTAAAGGTAAAAAAGGTAATATAACAGATAAGAAAATTAAAAATAAACTTGATGTATTATTACAAGTCATAAACCCAGATACTAAAGCAGATATATTAAATCACTTTACAACTACATCAAATAATTTTGACGTTGTTGAAAGAGATAAAGAACTTGCAGCTAATGCAGCAGCAGAAATAGCAAAAGCAGAAGGAATAGAAGCTGCTAAAATTCGCACCGAAAGCAGTAATGTTGGGTACAACAAACAGCAAGAGCATTTATTTTCTAGTGCTAGTGAAAATGCTGATCATATTTTTTCAGATGATGCAACTGTAGATGAAGCAAGTGCAACATTATATACAGTTGTTACACAATTTGAATCTCTTTTAGATCAATATAATAAACGCTTAATAGAAGATAGTAACTATAGCGATTCTGAAATGAACGCAGATATTAAATTATTAAAGCGTGGAATACTCGAACCATATATATTGCAAGCTGCAGGTGATGGTAATGTAGATTATTTACAAAGTGCTATTATAAATAATGATCAATTATCTAAAGATAAACTTACAGATAAACAATTGTTGTTAGTAGATGTATTAAAAGAAACTAATATAAATTTAGAAAAACCAATTGTAAAAAGTATATTAGGCCTTACAGACAATCCAACCGAAGCTACAAGAAAAAAAGAAGCAGCTGCATTAAAAGAAAAAGTATATAATGCAAGACAAAAAGCGTTACAATTATCTAATTACGATAAGGTTGCTGATTTGTATGCAGCTGGAAACATGGATGTTGAATATCTAAAAGCAGAAATGAATGTATTAGATTCATTTGCAGGTACAGTATTTACAGCAACAGAAGTGCAAACACAAAAAAATAGATTAAAAAATGCATATGCCTTTGGAGTGTTGCAAAAATACAGCGGTACTGCATCTGGAGAAAGCATGAAAGCAATGGCTCAATATATAGAGTCAGGCGGTCAAGATACTACAGGAATGTCATCTAGTGACATTGAAACTGGTCAGTCTGTTTTAGAAAATTTATCTGTATTAAGTAGAGATACAGCAAGTTCAAAAGCAAATAAATTAGCTTCTAAAATATCACAAAGAGAAAATGAAATACAAAAACAAATAGATGCAAAAGCTATATACAATACAGTATTAACAAATGGTGGTGATCTTAAAGTAAAAAAACACAGACAAGCAACAGATGAAATACTAGCAGATAAAGGTCTTGATGATTATGTAAATTTTGACACTTGGCCTATTGCTAAAAAAAATGCGGCTTATTCTATTATGAGTCATGTACCACCGCAAAGCTTAATTGACAGCCTTAAAGACATAGTAAATGGACAGAACGTACCAAATGCAGATGCTTTATTAGATCATTATATAAGACTAGATAATCATTTATCTGGAGATGGTATAACTACAAGCAGGTTTGGCGGTATATTGTCGTATGAACAAAAAGCTTTATTAAACGATGTAAATCAAATTAGGATTACACAAGGTGGTAGCGCGCAAGAAATAGCAGCTGTATTAATTAATAGACGCAACGATCCTAAATCAACACTTGCTATGAAACAAATATTAGGAATTGATGGTGACGACATAAAGACAGTAAATGATTTTGTTGTTGAGGAATTAGATGACATGCTATTGGCAATAGAACTTAAACCAATGGTTGAGTACATGGCTAGAACTGGTCAGTCACGCGATGAAATAGTAAAGCGGTTAGATGAAATTGTTGAGAAAGAATACCCAGAAGTAGAATATATAGCTGACCCAAGATTTCCTATGGGTCAAATGAAACGATCAAGATACGGTTTACATGCAACTTTTCCAGATGATGATGAACGTGAAGAGTTTTTATCTATTATAGAATCACAATTACCTAATGGTTATTCTATGCACGCTGAAAAATACAAAGGAACAATAGCTACTGCTGATATACCTTTAGATCAACAGGGATATTTTGATACAAGCGATAATGATTATGCATTTAAAACAGGCCAAAAGAAACAAGTGTATCTTGTACCTGATGATACAGCTGTTGGTATTACTTATTATGCGCATGTAATAGAAAATAATGAACTTGTACCTTTAATATACACAGAGGATGGTACTAAAATTTATCCAATGTTTGATAAAAGTGAAACTGCTGCATTTAGGAAAGATGCAGCATTAAAAAGAAAAACCCAAATAGAAACAGATTTTACTAATGCGCAAAAAAATAATGAAATAATTAAAAAGTCTAATTACTACAGAAATCGAAGGAAACGCGCACAATGAAAAATGCTTTTACAGAAATAGCTAAGTTTGAGCGTAAAGAAAAAAGATTACCTGTAGAAGATGACCCAACATTTGGTGAAACGCTTGAAGCTTCTTTAAAATATAAATACGCACCGCTTGCTAATTTTATTACTGAAGGTGTTACGTTTGGATTTGAGCCTAAAGATATGATGGATACATATGATCCGTCACCAGATATACCAGAAAATTTAAAGCCATACGCCTCTTCTCTGCTTATGGCAAAGTCACCAGAGCATTTATCTTTTAAAATAAGAAATCTAAAAAAAGCATTAAAGACTAATGAAACATTAGCTAGGTCTGGTATAGGTGCGCAACTTGGTGCAGAATTATTTGATGGTATTAATTATATATCTATACCATTTAGAATGGCAAAAACTGGTGGGCAAGCTTTTCTTAAAGGGGGAATAGCTACAGGTACAGTTGTTGCTGGGCAAGAAGCTATAAGGTATCCGCTAGATCCTACTGCAAATAAAGAAGAGGTAGCATTAAACTTAGGTGCTTCTTTTTTCTTAGGCGGCGCACTTAAACACGCAACATCTATAAAATCTATAAGAAAAATAAATGCTATAGAAGATGGTAAAAATGCTATTAATGATATGAAGAAAGCTCTTGAAGCAGATGATGTAGAATTAGACCCTAACATAGCACCAAGTATCTTTACTGACTCATGGGTATATAAGGCAGCAACAACTCCAATGAAAAGAGTTATGACAAATCCTAACGTACCTAACAGTGTTAAGTTGCGTACACTAGGTATAGCTAATGATTCTGGCATTCTTTTAGCTGCAAACAAAGAAGGTAAAAAAATTGGAAACTCTGTATTTCAAAATGCAAAATTACATGAAGGCACTTGGGTACGAACAAACGATGATCTTATAAAAATATGGGGTCAGAGTACAGGTAAAGGCGTTATAAACCCAATGGATTACATGGTTAAACGTGGTGATTATGAAGATTGGTTAGCCTCTGTTGACAAAAAAGCTATGCG